AGGGGTTGCCACGGAGTTTAAGCTGCCAGACCTGTTTGACGGCGTGACAGCTAAGAACTTGTACAACGTGCAAAGAGAGGTTGGAGAGGCAGAAAAGCAAGACGATCCGTATAAGGCAGATGTAAGAGCTGGCAAGTGGATTGGTAAGGCAGTCGAAAAGGAACTCAAGCTAGACATCGAGAAGCCTGGAGACAAAGCACGAGCCAAAGCAATTGCCAAGCAATGGGTCAGTTCTGGCAGTCTCAAGATAGAAAAAATAGCAGATACAAGAAGTGGCAGAGATGTGCCGTGTGTGATTGTTGGAGATTGGGTAAAATGGGACGAAGTTTAAGAACATGTGCGTTAGAAAATTGTAAAAATTTTTTCTCTTATGATCCGTGGAGGCAATCAAGAAAAAAATATTGCACGAAAAAATGCAAAGCTCAACATGAGTATGCAAACCTAACAGATGAGCAAAAAGAACGTAGGCGTGAGCAACAAGCGCAAAATAAACGTGATCGATGGGCTAATATGACAGATGAGGATAAAGACTTCGAGAATAGATATTATCGGCAAAGGTGGAGACTATTGCCTATTGAAGAACGTAGGCGCGTGATGAAAAGAAACGCTGAAAACCTAGATAAAGAACGTAAAAGAAGATACAGCAGGAAATGGAAAAATTTTAATTATAGAAATAACTTAGAATACAAGATAACGGGTTTGCTACGGTCAAGGTTAGCCAGCGCAATCAAGGGGACAGCCAAAAAGTCATCAGCTAAACAATTAATAGGCTGTTCAATACCAAAATTGCGTAAACATCTTGAAAGTCAATTCACTCAAGGCATGGCATGGGACAATCACGGCAATTGGCATATAGATCACATTAAGCCTTGTGCAGCATTCGACTTAACAAATGAGGACGAACAGCGCGAGTGCTTTCATTACTCAAACTTGCAACCTCTATGGGCAAAAGACAACTTTAGAAAGGGAGCAAGATGGGACGAAGTTTAGCATCTTCCACAGTTCCACAGTTGTTTTTCAATAAGTGTGGAAGAAGTGTGGAAGTGTGGAGAAAAAGGCCACGAATAGTTCCACCACAGTAGTTGTATATATATATACAACTGTGGTGGTAACTGTGGATTAGATGAAAGTGTGGTGAAATAAGTGTGGAGAAATCGGTGATGAATAAGATGAATGTGCGGCCTCGTAGACCAAGGCGACAGAAGAAGGCTGATCGGATATTACATTCGGGGCAGACGAAAGATCAGATCGTTTGTGACTATGCAATCGCTCCGACTGATCAGAAGGCAAGAGAGATGGAGGAGAAGTGGGGAATTGATGTTCTGCCTGAGTTGGTGAGTGTCGAGACTGCTGTTAAGTTTGGATCAGCTATGGCAAAGATGAATGCCGCGATTGATGCAAACGATCCAGAAGAATGTAAGATTAGGGCGGAGGTTGTTCTAAGAGGTTGGGTTGCTATGGATGCTGAGGCAGAACGTAATGGCGCTCAGAGAGCTTCTGAGGATGTTTGGGAGTTCGAGATAGATGATAAACCTTTTGCGATTATGAAAGACGGGCGGAGTTGGCAGAAGATTAAAAAAGATAGGCCAGATTTAGAGCTCCTGACAATTAGGGAGGTCATACTAGCTTACAGACTTCTTAGAGAGAATAAGCTAGGGTTGTTTGAGAAATCGGTAAAGGAAAGCTTTCCAGGCGCTGAAGTAGTTGACTTGCAGGGTAAATCCTTTGACGATCCAATTCCCTTTTGATATGTTGCAGTTGTTAGTGCAGTATTCATTTCCGTCTGTCACTAACTTACACTGCTCGACTGCTCGGCGCTTCAATGCATTACGTTGACGCCGAGCTTTTTTTTATCCATAGATTATTTATGTACACTTACATTATTGATCTTACTGAGGTTGACGAAGATGAGCTGCATGAAGAGACAGCAAATGTAATAATGTTTATTATTGATCGTTTGCACAGTGGAGTTGATAAGAAACTTCTGGGTGTAGCTCTCAGCGAAGCAATGCGAGAGTTTATGCAAAACCCAGAGACTTTTGATGTCTTTCATTAACGCGCTACGACACATCGGCGCGAAGCAGCGCAGACGCACATGCGCGTAACATAAGCCAGAATTATGGGCAATATTAGTGTCGCTTTTGTACAAGTTCTGGGGCAGTTTTGGCTAAGTCATTGATTACATTGAATAATAAAATTAACATAATACGTATTATGCGAATTAGACGCTTCCAGACCCCCCCCAACTTTTTTAGGCAGGGGGCGTGTGTGTGTAGAAAAACGCAGACACGGCTGCCACCCCACCCCCCATGCCTATTGCCAAAACTGCCTATACGTCCTAAAATTTAAAAAAATCGGAGTAGACATGGCAGGAAAAGCATTAAAGCGTAAAATCCTCAAAGAAGTCGCTGATAAGGGCGGTTCGGATTATATCTATGAGATTATGGCGTCTGGCAAAACAATTACAGCCTGGGCTTCCGAGGACTTTGGTTGCAGTCGGTCCTACCTCAGTAGAGCTCTCAGAGAAAACCCTGAGTATGCGCGTGCGATGGATCGTGCATTACCAGAGGCCGCAGATGCATTAATGGAGGATGGTTTATCGAAAGTAGACGCATTGGGAGAGGCCAGCACGCAACAGCAGATCGCCGCAGTGCGTGAGCAGATCAATATGCGTAAGGCTTTGGCGGCTGGATGGAATAGAGATCGTTATGGATCGGGGCCAAAGACTGAAATTACTTTAAACTTGGGTGATTTGCATTTAGATGCTTTGCGTAAGATTAGCACTGAGCGAAAGAACATTGAGGTTGAGGATATGGCTCGGCATATGAAGGTAATTGAGCATGAGTGAGGAAGCCAATCCATTTGAGGAGTTTACGAGGAAGTATGCGTATGATCCTGTATTGTTCGTCAGAGAGGTTTTAGGTGCGGAGCCTTTGGATTATCAGGCTGAGTTTTTGGAGGCTATTGCTGACAATGAGCGTAAAATTAGCATAAGGTCTGGGCATGGTACGGGTAAGTCAACTTCTGCATCGTGGGCGATGCTATGGTATTTGCTTATGCGGTTTCCTAATAAAGTAGTCGTGACAGCCCCAACATCTGGTCAGTTGTTTGACGCACTTTTTGCTGAGTTAAAACGGTGGATCGGAGAGCTTCCAAAGCCTGTTCAGGGTTTGTTGACGGTTAAATCTGATCGTGTTGAGCTAGCCGCCGCACCGTCTGAGATGTTTATATCAGCTCGTACAAGCCGTGCAGAGACCCCAGAGGCTTTGGCAGGGTTCTATGTCTGGTCATAACGCCACGACAATTCTTTTATCGAACCCTACGAGGTCAGTTGGCACGTTTTATGAGAGCCAGAATAGAATGTCCGACAGTTGGTGGACGAGGCGTTGGAGCTGCGTTGAGAGCCCATTGGTAAGCGATGAGTTTGTTGATGAGATGAGAGAGAGGTATGGCGAAGAGAGCAATGCTTTTCGTATTCGTGTATTAGGTGAGTTTCCATTAGCAGATGACGACACGATTATACCGTTTCACTTGGTAGATGCTGCGATGAACAGGCAGATTGATATTGACAAGGATCGAGCTCCTGTCTGGTCTCTTGATCCTGCGAGGTTTGGCACAGACCGCACGGCTTTTTGCAAGCGTGTGGGGTCTGTTGTGACTGAGATTAAGTCGTGGCGTGGGTTGGATTTAATGCAGACAGTTGGTCGTGTGATGGCAGAGTATGAGGCTTTGGCTCCTAGTTCTAGGCCGTCTGAGATACTTGTAGATAGTATTGGTATAGGTTCTGGGGTTGTTGATCGGATGAGGGAGTTGGGCGCTCCTGTTCGGGGTGTGAACGTGGCAGAGAGCCCTTCAATGGGTGGGACTTATAACAACCTCAGAACTGAGTTATGGTTTAAGACGAAGGCGTGGTTAGAGGATCGTTCGTGCAAGCTTCCTAATGATGATGCGTTATTGGCAGATTTAACGGGTATAAGGTATTCGTTTTCATCGTCTGGGAAGATGGCGGCTGAGAGCAAAGATCAGATGAGGCGCAGGGGATTAAAGTCTCCTGATTTAGCTGACGCGATTTGCTTGACAATGGCGTCAGATGCGGCGATGGCACTGTCTGGTCCTATGACTTCTTGGCGTGGTGAGTTAAGAAGGAATTTGCGTGGAATTGCGTAATGTGATATGAGTTTGTAAAAAAGGAGATTGCTATGCCTATGGGTAAAGGAACTTATGGAAGTAAAAAAGGTAGACCGCCTAAGTTTAAGCCGTGCCGTGGCTGCCCAACGCCGAAAGAGTGTTCGAGAGCAGGGCGTTGCAAAGCAAAGACTAGGATGAAGTAATGGCAAAGAGACCTGGATTATATGCAAACATTCAAGCGAAGCGTAAGAGAATTAAAGCTGGCTCTGGTGAGAAGATGCGAAAGCCTGGCAGCAAGGGTGCGCCGACTGCCAAAGCATTTAAGCAAGCTGCTAAAACTGTAAAGAAGAAGAAAAAGTAATGCCATATTCCAAGTATAGTCCAAAGCAGAAGAAGTTAGCGGCGATGGCTGGGGATCGAAGAAAGATAACAGGCGCTGATTTAAAGGCTGTTGCGAAGGCGAAAGCCAAGAAGAAGAAAAAGAAGTAATGGCAAGAAGCAGAGCAGAAAAGATTGCTGCGGCAAAGAAGAGGCACGGCTTTACGGCTGTTAATAAGCCTCGCCGTGGTGGTCCTAAGAAGTTTGAAGTATTGGCAGTTGAAGGCGATCAGGTAAAGAAAATAAATTTTGGCGATCCTAATATGAGCATTAAGAAAAACCAACCAAAGCGTAAAGCATCGTATTGCGCTCGATCTGGCGGCATTAAGGGAAAGTCAAGCAAACTGTCGGCTAATTACTGGTCTCGTAAGGCGTGGGATTGTTAGATGGATAGTTTTGAGCTGCGTAAACATTATGTTGATTTAACTGGCGATACTGAAAATGCGTTTGCTGTTAGAGATGATGGCCCAGAAGGATATAAATATTCTGATAATACAATAAGAAGAGCCATTGATGCGTTTAATAATCAGTATTATGAGTATGACAGAGATAGGGCTATAGGGTTGCTTGATAGGTTTGGTCCAAGAGCAGGGGCTTCTTTGTCTAATATTCCATCAACTTCTCCTATGCGATCTTTTGATATTGTTAAAAAGGAAATGGATGAGTTTGCACATTTTATGAAAGAAGACCAACCTAAAGAGCAAATGAGGGCTTTGGGTAGAGGTTTGTTACAGTATGCACAACCAAACCCAGTTGCTAGAGTAGGTTCATTGTTGGGCGTTTTTGATTATTTACGAGGGAACCGTTAGATGGCACTTACAACCTATGACGAACTAAAATCAAGCATTGCGGATTTTCT